CCAAGGGTCAGGGCACGCTGACCGTCAGGTTCACGAACGACCACGCTGTCACGGCGACCGTGACCTTCGTGGGCATCGGCGACGTCATCCCCTGCCTGGGCGACTCGATCACGCAGGGACGTGTCACGAACGCGAAGACCACGACGGCCAACGGCAGCGGAATCATTGCGACCTGCTGGAATGGGACGACCTGGGGGCCGGCCAACGACCCGACGAACGCCAGCACGACGAACGGATCGTTCTGGCCGCTCGTGGGGACGACGCTCGTTGCGGCAACGAGCACGTATCCTGTCGCGTTCATCAACGTCGGCGTCGGCAGCTCTGGGCTCGTCAACCCGAATCTGACGGGGAACCTCTGGCCGAAGGGGAACGCGAACTATACGGCGATGGCGGCAGCGATCACGGCTGCCGGGATCGTCAACCCGCCCAAGTATTTCCTGGTCCATCTCGGCGCGAACGACTCCGTGGACACCAGCACGGAAAGTGTCGCGACCTACAAGACGGCGATTGCGCAACTCGTCTCAGACCTGCGCAGCGACTATCCCGGCGCGACGGTGCTCTGGGCGCAACTCGGGGACGTGACGACCGGCGCGCCGCCGGATCGCCGCGCGGCGCTCGACAACATCCGCGAGGCCATCCGCGAAGCGTGGAACACGGTCACGGGCGCCTGGAACGGGCCGGTGCTCTACGACATCACGCCCAATGACGGCGTGCATTATCAGTCAGATGCGAGCGCCGCGATCGTGGCGAACCGCTGGGCCGCAGCGATTATCGAGAAGTTCTACGGCGGCGCGGCCGGCAGCGGTCGCGGCCCGACCGTCGCGTCGATCAGTCTCAACGCGGCCAAGACGCTCGCGACGATCACGTTCGCGGTGCCGACGACGCCGATCCTGCCGGCGTCAGGCATGGGCGGCTTCCGTGTCTACGACAATGGGTCGGTCACGGGGTCCACCGTCACCGTTACGACGGTTGACAGCACACACGTCACGCTCGGCTTCTCGCCGGCCTTGAGTGGCGTCTTCACGCTCTCGCTCGGCTCCGGGCTCGACGTCGCGGACAACGGCGGCGCGAACCTGACGCCGCCGACGGACTCAAGCAGCCTGACCCTGCCGAACGAAGCGTTCATTCAGCAGCCATCAGCGAACCAGCTCCTCCAGACGCCGCTCTCGGCTGCGAAGTTGAACCAGATCGTCGGCGCGTGGCCGATCGATGTCGGGCCGCTTGTCGCGTGGCCGATCAACGCCCCGGTGAAAGTTGCGCCGCTGACCCTCCCAACAGGACAGCAGCCGACGCCCACGGCCTTCTTGAGCGCGATCGAGCTGAACCTGCTGGTTTCCTCTTGGCAAACGAGCAATAACGCGCAGACGGCGCCGAAAAGTGCCGCGTGGAACATTCCGCCGATTCCGCCTTCAGCGCCTGTATCGTCGTTACCCGCGTACGTCTACGCGGCCTCGGCGCTGCCTGATCCACAGCCGTTACAGCGGTTCCGGAGCATCGTTCCGACATTACCGGCCGCGAGCCAACCGACGCCCCAGCCGCCGCTGTCCGTCGTCGAGATTACGCAGATCGTCGCGATGTGGGCGGTCACCTGGGATGCGCAGACCGGCCCGAAAAACGCATCCTGGAACATCCCGTCGATTCCGCTGGCCGTGCGTGCGCTGCCGTTGCCGGCGCATGTCTACGCCGCCTCGCAACCGCCGGATCTATCGCCGGTCCAACGACTCCAGAGTATTGTTCCGACATTCGCGGCGGTCATCCCGCCGTCAACGCACGGCTCGGCGGCGATCGGCAACGCGATCATTGCGAAGCTCGCCGCCGATGCGACGCTCTCGGCGCTCTGTCCAGGCGGCGTCTGGTTGGATTGGGCGCCGCCAAATCTGAAGCGGTTCGTAATCGTCCATCTCGCGACGGAGCAGGACGTCACGGCCTTCGGCGCGCGCGCGTATGAGGACGGCGTCTATCTCATCGAAGCGCTGATCCTCTTCGATCCGAAGTCGGCTCAGGTCGGCAGCGACATCGCGTCCGCCGCGGCGCGGATCGATGTGCTGCTCGACGGGCAGACGCTTGTCGTCGCCGGCTATACGTGGATGACGATGCAGCGTGAAGAGCGGACGCGATTGGTTTCGCTGGATGAAGTCGATCCGTCGCTCCGGTGGCTCCGGCGTGGCGGCCTCTACCGCGTGCAGGTCTCCGTCCTCTGAGGGGAAGCAGCCGATGTTGAAGTCTGATCTCGTCGCGGTCATCAACGGCATCGCGCCGGTCATCCGCGACTACCTGGAGTCGCTGGAGCGGGCGATCGACGACCGCCTGGCGGCGCTGGAGACGGCGGAACTTCTCGCCGGCAAGGACGGGCCGCCCGGACCGGCCGGGAAGGACGGCGCGGACGGCGCTCCAGGTCGCGACGGGACGCTCGACGGCGCCCGGCTCGAGCAGGTCGACGAGCGGACGTATCGGCTGGTCCGCCCTGACGGGTCGCCCATCGACGGCGCGGTCAAGTTCGCGAGCGCGCCGCTCTACCGCGGCGTCTACGACCCGACCACCACGTACGTAAAGGGCGACGTCGTCACGCACGCCGGCGGGATGTGGTACGCGAGGGACGCGACGAACGAGCGGCCGGGCGATGGCGCGACAAAGTGGACGCTCGCCGTGAAGGCCGGCCGCGACGGGCGCGAGGGCAAGCCGGGCCCGCAGGGCGTCCCAGGCATGCAGGGCAAGACCGGCACGCCTGGAAGGAGCTTCTCGTCGTGATGACGTTCGCGTGCATCGGCGGCGGCCCGAGCCTGACGCAGGCCGACGTGGACCGGCTTCGAGGCCGCTGCTCTGTTATCGCCATCAATGACGCCTACCGGCTCGCGCCGTGGGCTGACGTGCTCTATGCGGCAGATTACAAGTGGTGGGAGTATCACCGAGGCGCGCCGGACTTCACCGGCCTGAAGTGCTCGATTGAGTCATCGATCGGTCTTTACTGGCCTGGCGTGACGGTGCTCCGCAATACCGGCCCGGACGGGCTGGAGACCGATCCGACCGGTCTGCGCGCCGGGAAGAACGGCGGCTATCAAGCGATCAACCTGGCCGTGCATCTCGGCGCGACGCGCATCCTGCTCCTCGGCTACGACATGAGCCTCAGCGCCGACGGGCGATCGCATTGGTTCGGCGAACACCCGCCAACGGTCCGCGACTATTCGCCATATGACGAGATGCGCGAGGCGTTCGAGTCGCTGAAGGCGCCGCTCGCCAACGCAGGCGTCGAAGTCCTGAACTGCTCCAGGCGCTCGGCGTTGACGGCGTTTCCGATTGTCGCTCTTGACGAAGCGCTCGGTGCTATTACTGAGGTCGCGCGATGAGGGTCTTCGGCGTCGACTACCAGTTCCTCTCGTGCGGAGACGTCTTCACGAATGGCCTGGCCGCCGCTGCACGCGATCTGAACATCGTGTATGAGCATACGTCGTGGGACGCGCCGAACCTCGACCGGCAGATCTCGATGTTCAAGCCAGACCTGCTCTTCGTCGTTCATGGCCGACGGTTCTCGCAACGGTGGGGCGGCGCGCGCGCCGGCTGCGCAACGGCCGTCTGGTTGCTCGACGAGCCGTACGAGGTCGACGACACGGCGACGTTCTCGCGTCACTTCGACCACGTCTTCGTTAACGACCAGGCGACGCTACACCGCCACGGCAACGCGTCGTATCTACCCGTCTGCTACGATCCGCATCTCCACGTTCATTCGACCGGCTATCCGGCGAACCGCGTCGGCTTCGTCGGCGGCGCGAATTCGCGACGTGAACGCGTGCTCAGCGCGCTCGCCGAGGCGAAGCTCTTGAGTTACGTTGTCGGCGGCTATTGGAGCGATCCGGCCGTGAACGCTCTGACGATATCCGACAACGTCCCGCCGGCCGTGACGGCTGCGCTCTACGGCGGCACGCGGATCGTCGTGAACGTCTTTCGAGAGCAGCACCATTACAACGCCGCAGGCGTTCAGGCGACCGCGATGAACCCGCGCATCTACGAGGCGCTGGCCTGCGGCGCGCTCGTGGTCAGCGAATGGCGCGAGGAGATCGCCAGGAGGATCCCGAGCTTGCCGATGTTCCGCTCTGACGCTGAGTGCGTCGAGATCGTGCGCGCGCTGCTCGCCGAGCCAGACGCCGCAGAGCTGGTCCGCGCTCGCTGCGCCGACCAACTCAAGGACGACACCTACGCGCAGCGGCTCTCGACCGTCCTGAAGACGATGGCCGTCGAGGTGGCGACGTGAGGCCGACGGTCTCAATCATCACGACCGTCTACGATCGCGTCGTGTGCCTGCGTCGCTGCGTGGCGTCCGTGAAGAAGCTCACCATGCCGAACGTCGAGCACATCGTGGTCGCGGACGATCCGCCGTCAGAGGCGCTCGTCGATATCGCGACGCTCTGCGCCGATAACGACGTCGCGCTCTATAGCACGCCGTTTCGGACGAACGATTGGGGCAACTCGCCGGCGTCGCTCGGCCTGAGCTATGCAACCGGAGAATACGTCTGCTTCCTGAGCGACGACAACGCGTATCTGCCTGACCACTTCGAGCCGCTCGTCGCCGCGCTCGACAGTGACCGCGGCCTGGGCATGGTCTATAGCTCGTGCCTCTACGCAGGGACGCGCGAACTCCGCCTGGCTCCGCCGATGGGCGCTGGCATCGACCTCGGTCAACCGCTGTGGCGGCGCTCGGTACTCCGCGAGCACTTTATTGACGACCGCCTGCCGTTTAACGGCGTCTTCTCGTGGGACTGGGAGATGATCCGCGCGCTTGTTTACGAGCGCGGCGTCCGGTGGGCACACGTCGACCGCGCGACGTTCATCTTCCGGCTCGAGGCGTATCCGCCGCTCGTCGAGGCGCTCCGATGATCACGATCTGTCTGACGTACTTTCGGAGCCTGACGCTGGCGAACCTGTCCGCCGCGCTCCACTCGATCAGGCGCCAGGACTTCTCACGGGTCGCTGCTGTCGTCGTCATCGATAACGCGACAGACGATCCGCGCGACGCGATCGACGGCCTGGTAGCCGATCAAGACTTTCCGGTGCCTGTTGTCGTTCGCTCATTCAAGCATGGCGACCAGTCCCGCACGCATGCATGGTCGACGAACGCGGCCGTGCGGGAGGCCGCGACGCCGTGGGTTTTCTTCACGCGCGCGGACTACCTGCTCGACTTCTCGGCGGTCGCGAAGTTCGCGGCGATCGTCGACGCGCAGCCGGCCGACTGGAGCGGCTTCGTGACGAGCAACGGCCGGCACATGCACTGCGACGTCGCAGCCTGCGAGGAGATGGGCTGGCGGACGACCGGCGCCGGCGTGCTTGGCGGCATCGACTTTGAGTATACGTGCATCGACGCCGGTGTCTGGATGGCGCGTCGCGACGTCTTCGACCGCGTCGGCGGCCTGAACGAGCGGCTGTCGTCGTGGGGCCACGCGCAGACGCTCTTCCAGTACAAGCTCCACTCCGCCGGCGCCGAGTGCGTCCGCATCCGCGAGACACTTTTTTTCCATCCGGCGCATGCGGGCGAGCGCGACCTTGCTGAGGCGCACCGGCAACTCGCGGCCGAGGGCGTCAGCCTCGGCGAACTCTGGAGCCGTCACGACGGCGCGAAGCCCTACTAACATGACGAGACCCTACACGCGATCGCTGGACCCGAGCGACTATGCGTTTCTGCCGCACGCCGAGCCGCTCCGCTCGTTCGAGCGCGACATGCGGGCCAGCGGCGTCGGCCATCGCGACTGGCACGAGCACCGGCTCTGGGAATACGCGTCCATTCTGCAGCAGCTCGAGGAACTCGGCGTTCCGAAGACGGCGTCTCTCGTCGACGTCGGCAGTGGCGGATCGTTCTTTCCGCCATACCTCGCGGCCGTCGCCGGCTGGTCGAACGTGACGTTGACAGACTCGATGAAGTACGGCGACGTGACCGGCGACGTCGCGTCGCAGCGCTCGCACTACGGCATCGCTCTTCCGCTCTACGACGTGCCGTGCGAGGATATGGTGACGCTCGCGTCGGACGCCTTCGATGTCGCGATGTGCATCTCGACAATCGAGCACGTCGACGCCGCCCACCACGACCGAGCGCTCGCCGAACTCTGTCGCGTCACGAAACCAGGCGGCTACATCTTCATTACGTCGGACTACTTCCGAGATGCTGGCCAGCACTTTGAATCATCGCCGTCGCGACACCTCCAGTTCACGGCCTACACGGCAGACTTTGTTCGCGCGATCCCGACGATGATTCCTGCCAACTTCGTCGGCGGAACAGACTTAGAATACAGAGGCAATTTCGTTCACACGTACTCCTTCGTCAATATCTGTCTCAGGAAAAGGTCGGCGTGATGGGCAAGCCACTGTCGATGGCCGCGTCCGGCTACCAGATGAGCGATCGGAGCGCGTGCGACGCGCCGACATCCGGTCTACCGATCCGAGAGATCGCGCGCCGGAAGATCCATCTCGTCCTTCCGTCGTCGCCGTGGCTCGCCGACTCGAAGACGAACATCCCGCTCGGCGTGCTCTACATCGCCGGCCTGCTTCGCGCGCACGGCCACGACGTCGCCGTCACGTCGATGCTCGACAAGCGCTACGAGGGGAACATCCATCTTCCGGAGTCGGTGATGGACGCTGACGTCCACATGTTCGGTTTCTGCACACCGCAGTTTGGCGAGGCGCTCGAGCTCGCCGCCTACATCAAGGACCGCGCGCCGGATGCGCTCGTCGTCGCCGGCGGCCCGCACCCGTCCTACGAGCCGCGCGAGACGAAGGAAGCCGGGCGCCAGGACGCGTATCACTACAAGGGCGTCCTCCGAGAGCGCCGAGACTACCGCGCTGCCGACGGCCGCGCGCTCTTCGACTCGGTCGTCGTGATGGAAGGCGAGGCCGCGACGCTCCAACTGCTGAGCGATTGGGACGCCGGGCAACTCCAGCCGTACTACTACGGCGACAAGGCCGACGCGATGGACCTCGATGCGATCCCATTTCCGGCCTGGGATCTCCTGCCGCACGATCACATCTACAACGACGGCGTCGCGGTGATGAAAAAGCGGTATTTCCCCAACGACGCGCATCCGGACGCGAGCGGCGCCGTGATGTCGCTCATCGGGACGCGCGGCTGCCCATACAAATGCACCTACTGCTCGACGCCATGGATCGGTCAGAAGCCGCGCTACCGTTCGCCGCAGAACATCATCGCCGAGATGCGGACGGTCATGGACAAGGGCGTTCGGATGTTCAAGTTTCAGGACGACACCTACACGCTGCATCGCACGAAGCTCCGCGAGCTCTCGGAAGCCATCCATGCCGACCTCGGGCCAGGGTCGTTCGCCGCACGCATCCACACGCGCGTCAACACGATGGACGACCACGTTGCCGAGTCGCTGAAACTGATGAACTGCAAGGTGACGTGCTTCGGGATCGAGTCCGGCAGCCAGCGCGTGCTTGACGCGAACCAGAAGGGCACGACCGTCGAGCAGAACACGCGCGCGCTGATGACGGCGAAGCGTCACGGTTTCTACACGATCGCGTTCCTGGTCGCCGGGCTCGCCGGCGAGACGCTCGAGACGGCGCGCGAGACAATGGCGTGGCTCAAGACCGTCAAGCCGTATCTCGACTCGTGCAACCTCGCCGTTGGCATCCCGTATCCGGGGAGCCGATGGTGGACGCATCCGCAGGAGAGCGGCCTCGACATTGTCGACTACAACTACGACAACCAGTGGATTGTCGGGTTCTCGGCGCGCGACGAGATCCTCGTCCGGCCGCACGGCGCTACGGTCGAGGAGATGTTCCAGATCAAGCGCGAGATGTTCGACTTCCTCGTCTCGGAAGGGTGGGCGAAGGCGGAATGGGATGAAGACGTTCGCATCAGGAAGCAGCAGGAAGAAGCAGAGGCACACGGCGTCCTGACGGCGGCGAGCGGCTTGAGCTACGCCGGTCACTGAAGGAGGCACAGCATGGTGCGAGCGAAAGTTCGGTGCGAGAAGATCGACGGCAACGCCGTCGCGTTCTCGACGGTCTACGAGAACGACGCGCAGAAGAGCGACGAGAACGTCCGCTTCACGAAGGCGACGCCGTGGGGACAGATCCAGCTCGGCATCGACAATCCGAAGGCGCTCGAGCAGTTCGCCGTCGGGTCTTACTACTACGTCGACTTCAGCGACGCTCCTGCGAGCTGAGGGAGGAAACGAATGAAGTGCGAGCAATGCTACGCGACGCTCGGCAAGGACGTTGAGATGGAATCGCTCGGCGGCGGCCAGTATCAATGCCCCGACTGCCGTCACGTGGCTGCGACCGCGACCGTGGCGGTCGAGGCTGCCGCGCCGCCGCCGAGCGAAATCCCGAAGATAAAGGAGCCGCGTGTTCACAAAAATCTCCGTGCTGGTGCCGACGCGACGGCGCCCGACGCGACTCGCGACGATGATTGAATCGTACGAGGCGACCGCGAGCGGCACGGCGTCCGAGCTGGTGTTCCGCATCGACGACGACGACGTCCTGACGCCGCCGGTGCTGGAGGCGTTCGGGTGTCGCGCCGTCGTCGGCAAGAGGCTCGGCGGCTACGCGAGCATGGCGACGTTCTTTAACGAGCTCTACGCCGCCGCGCTCGGCGACGTGCTCATGTGCGGGAACGACGACATGATTTTCAAGACGCTCGGCTGGGACGAGCTGATACTCGACGCCGCGAACAAGTTCGCCGGCGATGGCCTGTTCTGCTTCGGCACGCGGACGCACAACGAGAGTCACTACCCGTTCGCGGTCATCTCGAAGGCGGCGGCCGATCGCATGGGCTACTTCTGGCATCCAGGCATCGCGTGGGGCGACGTCTTCCTGCGGGACGTGATGGCCGTCTTCGGTCGGTCGGAGATCCTGACGCACGTCGAGATCGCGCACGACTGGATCGGCTTCGCGCCGGATCAGACGTTTAACGAGGGGAACCAGAACGACATCTATCGGCGCGACCCGGACTACTGGAACGGCACGCACGCGTCCGCCGTCGCCGACGCGGTCGCGAAGCTCAGGAGCGCGGCGTGATTTCCTACATCGTCGCAACTGTCAACCGGCCGTCGCTCAAGGCCACGCTCGCGTCTATTGAGTGCTGGCCCGGCGACGAGATCATCGTCGTCGGCAACGTCCAGACGCGAGCGGTCGGCCACGTGCGCTGCGTTTCCTGCGAACCCGGCCACGATTGGGGCAGCACCGAGCGCAACATCGCGACGCCGCTGGCGCACGGCAAGTATCTCGCGCACATCGACGACGACGACACATACGCGCCGGGCGCACGCATGCTGCTCGCGTCGGCCATCATTGCCAACCCAACCGGCGTATCGATGTTCAGGATGCGGTTGCCGAATGGCGGGCTGCTCTGGAAGGAGCGCGAGATCCGGTGGGGCAACGTCGGCACGCCGATGTTCTTCACGCCGAACAACCCGGCAAAGATGGGGCAGTGGGGCGAGCAGCGCGACTGTGGCGACCTCCACTTCCTTCAGACGATGGGCTGGACGCCGGACGAGATCGCCTGGCGTGACGAGGTGCTCGTCGAGATCGGTCAACCACATGTCTAGCATCCACAGCTACGGCCGAGAGATCACGACGATCGATAATTTCGTCTCGACCGTGCAGGGAGGGTCGCCAGTGAACCAGGCCGTCACGCTGAGTTACGCCCAGCAGCACGTCAGGGCCCTCGGCCAGCTCGACGCGGCGCAGATCTCCGTCTTCATCGATGCCGCGACGTCGTATTTCTTCGAGCAGACGAGTCGATCGCCGCTGACGCAGACGCGCGAGTTCTGGCTTGACCGGTTCCCGTTCATCGGCGCGATGGGCCGCGGCGCGCGCATCGAGCTGCCGCACCCGCCGCTCCAGTCCGTTCTGAGCGTTCAGTACGTGGACTCGACCGGCGTGCTCCGCAACTTTAATGACGGCGGGTCGCCTGCGACGAACCTCTTTACGACCGTGATCCCGGCCGGCGACTACGCCGTCCCGGGCTTCGTCGAGCCGCTCTATGGGAAGACGTGGCCGATCGCGCGTGACCAGACGGGCTCGGTCAAGATCCGCTACAAGTGCGGCTACGGCGACACGGCAGCAGCTGTGCCGGCGCTCGTGCGCGGCATTCTCTGCCTGCTCGTCGCGCACTTCGACACGTTTCGCTCGGCCGTTCATGAGGCGCGTCGCGGGCAGGTCATCGAGCTGCCCTACGGCGTCGAAGTCACGATGGATGCGTTCAAGAAAACGGCGGCGTCTGCGCAGGTGCTCCGCGACTACGGCTACGCATCGCCCTACGCCATCGCGGTCGGCGGGAGCATCGTGCTGTGAGCGTCGTCATCGTCATCGGCAACCTCCGACAGTCGGCCACGCTCACGAATCCGAGCGGACCGCCCACGCCGGATGGCGACGGTGGGTTCACGCAGGTCTATGCGCCGCTGGTGAACTCGCCATGGCGCTGCGCGATCCAGAAGGTGACGCTGTCGAACGCCGAGAAGCACTTCTCGCAGGCGATCATCGCGCACGCGACGCACGTCTTTAACGGTCGCTTCAATCCGGAGATGAACATCAACACGCGCGCGACGTGGACGGACTACGCCGGCGCCGTCCACGTCGGCAACGTGATCGACATCGACGACACAGAAGGTGCCGGCGTCGAGACCGTGGCGGCCATCACGGAGGTGACGTCGTGACGTGGACAGGGCTCGCTGAGCTGCAGGAAGAACTCCGGAAGCTGCCGGAGAGCCTGGCTGGTCAGGCTGCCGGGATCGTGACCGCCGCCGCCCGCGCCGCCGTAGGCCAGGTCAAGTATCCGGGCGGGATAAAGGACGAATTGAACCAAGGTCTTCGCGTCGACGTCGTCAGCGCCGGGAAGTTCGGCGTCAAGGTCGTGGCGAAGAACACGTCGAAGCTCGCGCAGATCTTCGAGCATGGCACGGCCGTCCGACACATTGCCTCCGGCGCATCGCGTGGCCAGATCGCGAAGCCTACGCCTGGGAACTATTTTCTGCCGCCGGTCATTCGGAACCGTCGCGCGATGTATGAGCGGCTGAAGCAGATGCTCGTCGATAACGGTCTGCAGGTCAGGGGCACTGAATGAGCGATAGCGCGAACATCGACGTCGCGCTGGTCGCCGCGCTCGCGTCGGACGCGGCCCTGATGGCCGTCGCAACGGGCGGCGTCTTCTTCGACTTCGCCGCGCCTGGCGCGCAGCGGTTCATTGTCGTCAGCGTCGTCATCGCGTTCGACGAGCTGGTGTTCAATGCGCGGTCCTACGAGGACGTGGTCTACCGCGTGAAGTATGTCGAGATGGGCACCGGTAGCGCCGGTTCATCGGCCGCGGCCGCGCGGATCGACGCGCTGCTCGATGGCAAGACGCTGGCGATTACCGGCTACACGTTTATGAACATGGAGCGGACCGAATACGTGCGCTACATCGAGCCCGATCCGGTGGATGCGTCGCTCCGTTGGCAGCATGCCGGCGGGCTCTATAGGGTATGGGCGAGCCTGTGAAGATTCTTCTCGTCCATCCAGGCGCCTCGTGGAGCACGGCAGACGTCTCGGACGGCCTGCGCTTCGGGCTGGCCTCGCACGGCGTCCAGATCGTGGACTATCGGCTCGATGCGCGGATCGCTCGAGCGTCGAAGTGGCTCCGCTCGGCGTGGCTGGCCGCACGCAAGAGCGATCCGACGTTCGAGAAGCCGAACTCGGCCGACATTTTCTATCAGGCGAGCGAGGGCGCGATCGGCATGGCGCTCCGCCATCAGGTCGACGCCGTGCTCGTCGTGTCGGCGATGTTCCTCCATCCGGACGTCCTGATCATGCTGCGTCGCGCCGGCGTTCCGGTGACGATCCTGTTCACGGAGTCACCCTACGACGAGCCGGAGCTGCGGACGGCGAAGCTGGTCGACGGCTGCTGGACGAATGAGCGGTCGGCCGTTGCGGCGTTCCGTGCGGTGAACCCGCGGTCGGGCTACGTGGCGCACGCGTGGCATCCGCTGAAGCATCGGCCCGGCGCGCAGGAGACCGACGCGGCCGTGCCAGCGCACGACGTCGTCTTCGTCGGCTCGCCGTTCCGTGAACGCACCGAGTGGTTCTCGGCGATCGACTGGACCGGTATTGACCTGGGCATCTACGGTCAATGGTTTTTGAAGAAGATGCCGCCGAAGCTCCGACCGTTCCTGCGCGGGGGAACGATCGACAATCGTCTGACGGCCGCGCTCTACCGTCGGGCGAAGATCGGACTCAATCTCTATCGCACGTCGCAAGGCTGGGGCACGGACGCGCCGAGCATCGAGCACGCCGAATCGATGAACCCTCGGGCGTACGAACTGGCCGCCTGCGGCGCGTTTCACATATCGTCGCATCGTGAGGAAGTAGGCGAGGTCTTCGGGGATCTGGTGCCGACGTTCACGCACCCAACCCAGGCCTCGGCCTTGATTCGTTCGTGGCTCGCCGACCCGCAAGGGCGCGCGCGCGTCTCGTCCGAATTGCCGGCTCGCGTAGCCGAGATGTCCTGGGTCGAACGATCGGCCCAGATAATCGGGGATCTCCAAAGCCTTCTCGCCGATCTCGGCCGGAAGCAAGGAGCAGACAATCATGGCGAGAGCATCAGGCAAGAACGGCGCAGTCTACGTGTCGCCGGATGGGGTGGTAGCGGCGTCGCCGGTTCTCAACCTCACGAAGTGGACGCTTGACCGGAACGCTGGCACGATCGAAGTCACGGCCTTCGGGGATACCAACAAGGTCTATCTGTTGGATTTGCCCGATCTCAAGGGCACGTTGACCGGGTTCTGGGACTCGGCGTCAGATCCGCTCTATGTCGCGGGCCTGTCAGCCGGCGGCACCACGCTCTATCTCTATCCGGATCGGCTGAACACGCCGACCAAATACGACTACGGCCCAGCGTGGCTGACGACCGCGGTCGATACCGACGTCAAAGGTGCCGTCACGGTCTCGGCCAACTTCGTCGCGCGCGGTAGCTGGGGACACTTCTAAATGCCTGACACGCTCTCGATCACCGGCGCAGCGGCGGAACTTCGGTGGGGGAGTTCCGTCGCGGCGTCGCTCGGGGCGTGGTCCGTCACCGGCGATCCAAGCTCGTGGAAGTTCACGGCCGAGATCGCGACGAGCAATTCGTTTCGGATCGCTCAGCGTCCGCTCACCGTCGTCACGCCAAACGGCTGGCGGTGGTCGGTCGTCTCGATGGATGTTTCAGGCAGCGCGCTCGTGGCGACGATCCAATCTATGGAACAGATGGTACGTTAGACAACCTGAAACGATCCAACGAAGGGCGGTATGAAATGGCATCACGTTCACGATTCGTGCGACCGGAGACGAAGACGATTCCCATCTCAGACGGCGACACGATCACAGTCCGGCGGCGGCTCAACATGGGGCAGCAGCGTGCGGCGTTCGACAAGATGGCGTACGAGCATGAGGACGGGAAGCCGCTCAGAGCGAATCCGCTCAAGGTCGGCGTCGCGATGGTGGCGGCGTATCTCGTTGACTGGTCCATCGTGGACTTCGAGGGACGTCACGTGGCGATCGTCGGGAAGTCGGAAGATGAACTGATCGAGATCCTCAACGACATGGAGCCTGGAGACTTCGAGGAGATTCGGACGGCGATCGATATGCACGTCGATGCCGAGAGTGCCGCACGAGCCGCAGAAAAAAACGGACAGAATGGCGCCGTCGAATCGTCAGCGACTTCGCCATCGCCCGCCGTTGCAACTGGCGAATTGAATGGATTGCCGAGCTAGACCCAGACGTCCATGATGTGATCGTGGAGGAGCTGAAAGCGGAGGACGAGGCAATGGCTGAAGCCGGATCAAAGAACAGACTGTAATGGCGATTACCGGCGTCTTCGAGGCGGACTTCTCGAAGTTCCAGACGGCCGTCACGCAGGCGAACCTGACGCTGAGGGGCTTCCAGACCAACAGCGAGAAGGTCGAGGCGGGGCTGAACCGCGTCGGCAACTCGCTATCCGGGCAGAAGGTCATTCAGCAGGCGTCGCTGATGGCGAAGGCCGTCGAGGATCTCGGCGGCAAGACGAAGCTGACCGCCGACGAGCTCGCGCGCGTGCAGTCCGTCGCGAACGAGGCCGTCGCGAAGTTCTCCGCGCTCGGCCAGACCGCGCCGAAGGCGATCCAGGATCTCGCGACGGCCGGCAAGGACGCGGACAATGTCTTCACCGGGCTCGGCGTGTCGATCGGCGTCGCCGGAGCGGCCGCCGCCGCCGCCGTCGCGGCCGTCGCCGGGCTCGCGCTCGGCTTCGGCGCGCTCCTAAAGTCTGCCATCGGCGTCGGCGACAAGCTCTACGACATGAGCCTGAAGACCGGCGTTTCGGTCGAGGACCTGTCGCGCCTCCGCTACGTCGCGAGCCAGACCGGGATCGACTTCGACCAGTTCGGCACGACGCTCTTCAAGATGGAGAAGTTCCTCGGCTCGACCGGGTCGGCTGCCGATAAGGCGCAGGAGTCGCTCACGCGTCTCGGCCTGAACCTGAAGACGCTGAAGAACGAGAACCCAGGCACCGCGTTCGTCGACATCGTCTCGGCGCTGGAGCAGGTCACGAACAAGTCGGACGAGGCGGCGATCGGCGCGGCGATCTTCGGCCGCGGCTGGAAGGACATGGCCGGCCTCGCGTCGGAAAACATCCGCAAGCTGATGGCCGACGCCGATGCGCTCGGTCTCGTGATGACGACGCGGACGGCGGCCGCGGCGCATGCCGCGGAGATCGGCTTCAAGGCGTTCGGCATGCAGCTCGAGGCCGCGGAGGTCCGGATCGCGTCGGCGTTCATGCCGGCGCTCGTCGGCCTGACGCAGAACCTCGGCTCGCTCTTCAAGGACGCCGTCGATGGCGCGAACGCGAGCCTCGAGAAGATGGGCGGCGGCAACGGGTTCCTCGCGACGGTCGCGCGCGCGATGGGCACCGGGACGGGCGCGATCGCCGCGCAGGTGAAGCTCTACGAGTACCTACGCGACGCGCTGATCCAGTTCGTCCGCTCCGGCGTAGAGCCGGTCGTGACGGCCGTCTCAGCGCTGATGCAGGTCTGGGATGAGGCCCTGATCCTCGGCACGCTCGTCGCTCTCGGCTACGAGAAAATCACGTACGGCGTCGAGGGCCTGCTCTACTACACCGCCAAGCTCAAGGCTTTCGGGAACCCGCTCGACAAGTCCGCAGCCGAGGACGCGAGGACGGTCAGCCTGGCGATGAAGGAACTCGGCAACACCATCGCCGACGACGAGGCGCGCATCATCGACCTGAAGAAGAACCAGAAGGACTGGGCTAGCGACGGCGTCGCTGCGAACGCGAAGATCGAGGCGTCGCTGAAGAACCTTGCCACGTCCCACACGGACGTCGCCGGCATCATCGAAGACTTCATGAATCGGAGCAAGAACGCCGTCGGTGGCGTCAGCGATGAGATCGACGTCGCCAGTGACAAGATCACGAACAAGTTCGCCAAGTCGCTCGCCGAGCTGGCGTTCAAGATCGACGAGGCGAACGCCCACGGCCTCACGATGACCGAGAAGCTCAAGCTCTTCGGCACCGCAGCGGAGAAGGCCGCGCTCGAGGCGAGGAGTTTCGGCATCGCCGTCCCAGCAAGCGTGCAGGCCGTCGCGGACGCGTTCGACAAGGCGGAGCTAGACAAGATCGTCGCGAGGACGAACAAGCAGATCCTGGCCGAGTACGACAGGCTGATGAGCGACATGGAAAAGTCCGTCAGGCTCGGGATGAAGGAGATTGCCAAGGCGTGGGAGACGAACGAGCGGGCCATAGCGACGACCCAGGGCGAGTTCTTCGCGCTCACCGAGAAGGCCGAGGTCGACTCGCTGGCCAAGCGGCTCTCCATAGTCGACAGCCACTTCAGCGAGGAGCGCTCGAAGCTCGACGCGAGGGCGAGCAACTACAAGACCGCGCTGGCCGAGATCGACGCGACCGAGGCGCTGGCGGCAGCAGAGGCGACCGCGGTGTGGGAGAACCACGAGCGCGAGATGGCGCTCATAGCGAACACGATCGTCAACGTCTTCAGGCGCGAGATCGATGCCATCCCTGCGATGCTGGCGAGCATCTTCACCGGCGGAGATTTCAGCAAGGCCGTGTCGGCCTTCACCTCGCGCCTCGGGGCCAACCTAACATCAAGCCTGCTCGGCGCTGGCGGCGCGCTGAACGGTTTCGCTAACAGTCTCGGATCGTTCTTTACGAAGACGCTCGGCCAATCTATCGGCGGGGCGTTCGCAAATATCATCCCTGGGATCGGCGGGGCGATCGGCTCGCTGCTTGGTCCCGTGATCTCCGGAGTCTCCGGAGTTTTTAACAAGCTCTTTGGTTCAGCTGGCCGTGACGCCGTGACCACGTTCGCGGCATCGTTCGGCGGCTTCGACGCGCTCCAGAAGAAGCTCGCAGCGCTTGACGCGAAGGGCGGTCACGTCGGTGAGACGCTCTGGAAGAACCTGACGCAAGGCGTCGGCAAGAACAACCCGCAGCAGGCTCAGGCGGCAATCGACGCGATCAACAAGGCGCTCAAGGGTCAGGACGACTACATCTCGCGCCTTCCGCAGGAGATGCAGAAGTACGGGCTCTCCTGGGAGCAGGCCGGCAAGCAGGCCGAGCAGGCGCATCTCGACGAGGTCGCGCAGGGGCTCATTCAGGACTTCGCCGACCTCTCGAAGGCCGGGTTCGACGTTTCGACTGTCACGAAGGCGATGTCGGATGACATCGACAAGTACATCGCTGAGGCGATCCGGACCGGCACCGAGGTCCCCGCCGCGATGAAGCCCTTACTGCAGAAGATGATCGACATGGGGACGCTGACGGACGCCGCCGGGAATAAGATTACCGACCTCGGCGACTCCGGTATTTCGTTCTCCGAGACGCTGACAGAAGGCTTCCAGTCGGTCGTCGACGCGATCCACGACATGGTCGCTGCGCTGACCGGCGGCTCGAACTCGCTGAGCGGCGCGCTCGAGACGATCGGCAACAAGACGGTCAGCCCGAGGATCAAGCCGATCTACGACAGCTCCGGCCTGCCGCAGGATTACCAGTCGCCGTCTGGTGCGGCTACCTATCAGTCTCCGTCTCCGACGTCCGCTGCGCCGGTAGGCGGGTCGTCGATGCAGGTCCAGCTCGTGCTCCAGGACGGCCGCATGCTCGCCGAAACCGTCGTGCCGTACATCCCGTCCGTGGCTGATTCGCTTGGCGTGGGCATCCATCGATGAGCCACTGGCAGTTCGTCGTCGCCGGCGTGACGCGCCAACTCCAGATTGGCTGGACGGTCAACCTGACGCAGAACGGTCGGAACCGCTTCACCGGTCGCGTGATCTCCCTCGACGGTTCCTACCGCCCGGCGCTCGACGACCAGGTCATCCTCTACGAACAGGTCGACATCCAGAGCATCAGCGTCGCGAACCCGACGACCATCACGACGAAGGAGGAGCACGGGCTGGTATCGGGACGGCTCGTCGGCATCTCGAACGTCGTCGGCAACACGCCGGTCATCAATGGCTATAGCCGTTGCACGGTCCTGACGCCGACGACGTTCACGATCCCGTTCAACGTGACCATCGCTGGGAGTGGCGGTTACACGCAGCGCAACGTCTTCTACGGCAATAGCGTGCTGCCTCGTGAGACGGGACTCGGCGACGTGGGATGGGGCCGGATCGTGACATCGATCACGGCCGTGTCGTTCGACGCGATGGCTGATCGTCGATTCGTGAATACCGTCTTGGCGGCCGGCACGCTGAAGTCGATGGTGACGACGCTCGTCGCGAACTACATGCCCGGCATCGCGCTCGATCCGAATCAGCCGACGGGCCCGACGCTCGCCGCCGTGCCGTGCGTCTACTCGAAGCTCTCAGACGTGCTGAACCTGCTGGGCAACCTCGCCGGCGGCTACGTCTGGGAATACGACGCCTACGGCTTCTTCCGGATGTATCAACCGTCTGGAGAAGTCTGTCCGTTCACGATTGCGACCGGCGACAAGCACGTCGAGGGCGACGTGGGCGTCGAGTATGCGCGCACGAACTACGCGAACCGGATCATCCTGCGTTTCACGTCCGCCGCGATTTCGGCCTACGCGTTCCTGGGCATGGGCACGAACGTCGCGGACGGCGACACGGTGACGATCGGCTCTCGCACCTACCTCTTTCAGACGACGCTGACCGATGCCGACGGCCACGTGCACATTGGCGCCGCGAACTCAGACAGCATCAGCAACCTGATCAACGCGATCAACCTAGGGCCAGGAGCCGGGTCGGCGTTCGCGGCGTCGATGACCGCGAACACGCAGGTCTCAGCAATCAACCTCAATCCGACCGCCATGAAAGCCTTTGCGCAGGCCGTCGGCGCGGTCGGCAATTCGATCGGCGTCGCCTCGTCATCGTCGCACGCGTCGTGGTTCACGGAGGGCGGCGGGGCGACCTCGACGTTCGGCTTCGGTGCCGACGCCGCGCTGACGAGCGTCGTTATCGCAGAAAACACGAGCGAGCAGGCGACGCACGGCATCTGGGAGGCGCTGATCGATGCGCCAGACATCACGACGCTCGCGCTCGCGAACTCCACGGCCGCGGCGATCCTCGCCGTGAATCTGCCGGTGCCGAGGAAGGTGAACTATGCGACGCGCAAGCGTGGACTCCTGCCAGGACAGAAGCAGAACATCAACCTCACGACGCGGAACCTGAACAACGACTTCATGCTGACCGACGTCACGGGCGTGAACGACGTCGGCAACAGCGTCAAGTGGACGGTCGCCGCGATCGAGACGTTCACGTTCGGCGCCGTGCCGCGCTGGCAGGATACCTATAAGCAGTGGTCGAGCGGCGGCGGCGGATCCGCGCCTGTCATAGCCGGCGGTGGCGGTGGTGGCGGCGATGGGACGACTGGGTCTGGCACGCCAGGGAAGCTGCCGAAATGGACGGCGCCGACCACGCTGGGTGACTCAATAGTCAGCGAGAGCAGCGGTGCGCTGACCGTCACAGGGACGCTGGCCGTCACGAGCACGCTCGGCTGGGGTGGCGGCGCGGCGATCTCGACCTCAGACATCGTCGTGCGGACGAGCGGCACGGTGGCCCCTCCTCAAGTGCTCGTCGCAGGTAGCGCGAACACGGCGATCGGCAACGCGAATCTGACGTTCAGCAGCAATACGCTGACGGTCGGCAATGTGATCACCACGCCAGCGGCGACCGATCTCATCATCCAGCCGACGGGCAACATCATCACGAATCCTGTCACGAAAAAACTGCTGCCTGTCAATACCTTCGACGTTGACATCGGATCGCTGCTCCTGAAATACGCTTCCTTCTATGCGGCGGAGCTGCACGTCGAGACGCTCGTGGCGCAGCAGACGATCACGACGATTGGCGGGCGGGCTATTATCGCCTCCGGCGCGGATATTCTCTCGGCGGCGCTCGCCTCTGGCGCTACGACGATGTCCGTCAAGTACAACAACCTGACGAACGGCGACATCATCATCTTTGAAGGGCCGGACCAAGCCGGCGCCTACTCGGTTGAATTTATGGCGGTGGCTAGCGCGGCCAGCGGCGGTGGGCCGTACACCTATACGATTACGCGCAACCTAGATGGCACCGGCGCGAACAACTGGCCGGCGGGTGCGACGTGCATGAACACGGGGCAGACTGGCGCGGGCTTCATCGACATGTACGCGATCGCCAGCATGAAACCTGGTTCGTTCCAGTTCGGGCCGACGATCGTTGGCAATATCCGCAATTCGTCGACCTACAACGATTGGTCGCCGCGGTGGGCCGTCGGTAATCTCAACGGCATCTACAACATCGGTTCAAACACCTATGGCTTTGCGGCGGGCAATCCATCTGCCGACAACATCACCCTAGAGCCCATCAACGGACTTCGGTTCCTGTCTGGGTCGACCGTGCGCGCCTCACTGACGTCCGGCACGTTCACGTTTGGCACGGCGGCGCACGGCATCTCGTGGGACGGGACCAGTTTGCAGGTGACGGGCGCATTCACCATCAACACCGTGACGGGATTCGGCACGACAGAGTTCGACCTCGGTATCCATCTCAAGCAGGTGGCGACGCAGTTCATCTATCCGGGCTCGCAAACAGGCAGCGGTTTTCAGGCGCTCAGCTATCTCGCATCGAGCGGGTCGACTGGAAGCTCGGGCCTCTACACGAATAACGGCTTCACGATCAATGCTGTCGGCCTGACGGTCAGCGCGGGCGGCGCGGCCATCACCGGCGCGGTCAGCATGTCGTCGACGGTCAGCACGCCGGCCCTCGGCTCGAACACCGGCACGACGCTTGTCCTTGACGCGAGCAACTTCGTGAAGGCCAACTCGTCGTCGGAGCGGTTCAAGTCGAACGTCCGCCGCGGCTGGGACCACAGGAACGGCCAGTCGTCGCTGCTCTCCGTCTCGCCGATCCTCTTTGACTATGACGATGGTGTCAGCAACGTGCTCGGCTTCTCGGCGGAGGAAGTCCACGCCGCAGGCCTGACGGACCTTGTGAACCTTGACGCAGAGGGCAAGCCCTTCAGCCTACGCGAGCATGGATTTCTCGCGCATCTCACCTCGATCGCGCGGGACCACGAGGCCCGCCTCACAGCCTTGGAGCGGAAGTGAACACGACGATTACCACGACACTCGGACAGCTCGCGACATCAAAGGACGCATTCGAGCGCCTCATCGCGATGAAGCTCGCGATCAAAGCCGCGTATCACGTCAAGAAGCTGCTGGCCGTCGTACGGCCTGAGCTGCAGCACTTCCACGAGCTCCGCAACGATCTCATCAAAGAACTCGGGCGCGAACGTCCTCCGACCGACGTCGAGCGCGCGCTCGCCGGGGCTGCACCGATCTGGGACGTGTTGCCGGAACACCTGCTGACGTTTCACGCGCGGATCATGGAACTGAGTAGCGCCGAGGTCACGCTGCCGGTGGGGCCGGTCGATCTCGCGTGGCTCGGCGACCAGGACATCACCGCGGCGGATTTGGACGCACTCGGGCCGCTGGTGTGTTGGCAGGACGAAGGCAGGTGAGACCAGGGATTCATGATGTAGAAAAACGACTCGTGCGGCATCACGCGTATCATCTTCAGGGAATGAAGCGGAAAATGTGGCAGGTTGCACATCCGCTGTACGGCAAGCCGTCAAGCATCGTTGGCGTGTTCATCGGTAGGTGGGACGGCACGCGAAATTGGTATGGTTTTGAGGTGCGCGTACACGGCGAAGAAAAGGGGATGATCTTTATCCCAGAGGAAGACCTGGACGTGATGACCGTCACGGACCTTGGGCCCTACCACGGGAGCGCCGCCGATGCCCAGCATTACTCCGGAAAGCCGTGACTACGATTACGATAACGAGCAACTGGAAGAGCGTCGGAACAATCACCGACGCGGCGAGGATACTGACATGTTCGCGTCGTTCTCTGAAGGAGCGGGTTCGACATGGATAAATATCCTTTTGCGGGCGATCGGTCTGGTGGGCGTACCGAGCGCGATCGCGATGTTCCTGGTCTATCAGAACAGTACGTGGGGGCCGCGGATTCAAGCGATGGAACTCAACACGCAGACGGACGTGGCACAGCTACGAAAGATCCAGGATCAGCAGGCGGTCAAGCAGGACCAAACGTATCGTCTGTTGCAGAGAATTTGCGCCAACACGGCAAAGACGGATGGCGAGCGGCAGCGGTGCTTCGACAACTGACCGGGCCGCAACTATTGTTCCATGCGGTCATCGCAATCATGTTCGCATCACTTGTGGGCTATACGATGGCGTTAGGTCGGCGCATGAACGATCTCAAGTTGCTTATGGACGTGGCCGCTGCGGCCAGGGTCGATGCAGACCATCGGCTGGCCGTGTCCAATCAACAAGAGGACAATCGGCTTAGCGTATTGGAATCGTTCATCTTTGGGGCAAAAGCGATTATGGTGCCACAGCCCGCCTCGGCGCCCGATTGGTTGCTGAACACCGCGAAGCAGAATCGTGAGCGGCTCACCGCGCTGGAGCGCTGGCGCCAAACTGTGGACGAAAAAATTAAGTAATAAACGATCATGCCGAAGTTCAACGCCAACGGAAACGTCATCGCGGGCTACAGCGAAGTCAGCCTCGACGGGAAAGTCCTGTACGGCCCCGGCGGAAAGGGCTGCCCGCTGACGAACGATCTGGTCCTCGCCAACATCGGCCTGCCCTCTGGCGCGTGGGAAGTCGCTACCCTCACGGCAGACGGCGTTGTGACTGAAATCTATGCAGGAGGGGCCAACTTCTTGGCCGCCGGGAACGGGCGATGGATCGGCTCCAACCCAGGACAGGGCATGTTCGGCACGCTGAGCAACCCTGTGGCGGGCGTGCTGGGCGCTGGGCTGGACGGGACGCTTGCCTATGTCCCTAACTATGGCATCGGCTACGGGCTCGTCCTGAACGCCCCTGACGGCTCTCCTGATGTTTCTGTGCCGGATGCGGCGGTGCAGGACATCCAGGTGCTCGGGCCGGGGCAAGCCATCTGGTACGAAGGCGGGAGTACCGTGCGGGTCGTCGGCATCCCGATGCCGGTCTTCGCGGTCACGCCGGAGAAGGTGCGGCGGGCCGTCTATCAGGGCAATGTCTGGCTGTGCTACTGGTCCCCGCAGACGAATACGGTCGTCCTCCACATCTCAGGGCAGACGGACGGCTATGAACTGACGACACCGGGACAACTGGCCTACAACCGGGACATGGTCGTCGCCAACGGGGAGCTGCGGGTCTGTTGGAGCACCACGCAAGGGGAAGCCCCCACGGACATCGTGACGCTGGTAATCGACACCACGCAACCCCGCGTGCCGCTCGTGCCGGTGACGCCCGTGACGCAGCCGAGCTTCCACTTCACGCATCCCGTGCGGGTGCGGCCGTTCTTTGCGTCTGGGTCAGGCGTGCCGGACATCTTCACGGATGGCGTCTACACGGAAGCCCCGGACCTGCCGCAGCCGATGCCGGCGGATCGGCTCCTGCTGGGCCATGACAGCCCAGCGGATTGGGCCCTCCCGGCAGGCTTGCGGTCCTACGACATCCCGCTGCTCGAGTGTTACCGAACGACGGCGGAAACCTTGTCAGCCTCTGTCGCGCGCTGGCATCGGCAACTGTCCAGCCTGCTCGAGCAGTGGCCGCACACCTGCGGCGTCATCCCCATGTTCTACTGTCAAGGCGGGGCGCCCCCGCATGAACTTTGGACGGTGCAGGAGGTGCTGGATGGCCTCGGAGCCTTGTCCTATCTCGTGAATCTCTCGCCTCGCGTCGTGGAGCTCGCCCCATTTGCGTATCAACGCGCCAATGGCATCGTCGCGCACGCAGAACTCCAAGTGGCCTTTCACAATCTTTTGTCTGCTGAGAGTGCCGCAGGCAGTGCTACACTGCCGCCGATACCCTCGGAAAGTTGGAGCCTTATGATTGACCCTAAGACCATCATCCTCTACAAAACGGCGAAGCCCTCCAACCGGAGCGGCTGCGTCAATTACATCCTCCACGACGACACGGTGTTTTCGTGCCAGCGCGACGGCTCGATGGGAAACCGACCGCCGGGAACCGATGGGCCGTGGGAGCAGGCGCAGCAGACGGGTAGTTTGGCGACGTTCAACAGCGACGGGCATCTGTACGCCTTCGGCTGCGCGCCGATCGATAAGGTCTATCCGTGAGCGTGCTGCTCTTTGCGGGATCGACAGTTGCGCCACCGCCACCGCAGCCACGTCCACCGCTCCCCGCGCCGCCGCATGGCGTCTATACGGTCCTGCCGTGGGAGCCTCCGCACACCCGCGATTACCTGCGGGCGGATGCGTGGAGCATCACGCTCCCAGGCCTGCCGTTTGTGCCGGGCGGCTCGAGCAACCATCCCGCGCAGGATCGGTTCCTGTCGTGGTTCTTCATGCGCTATCCCTCCGACTGGCAACAGAAGTGGCTGGAGCAGAACCAGCGCAACGGCTACACGCACGCGATTGTCAGCCCGCCCGACGACGCCTCGCAGGGATTCTCGCTCCAGCAGCAGATCGACGCCTACGGCCGCATCAAAGCCGCCGGGCTCTACGTCCATGTGATGCTCGCGTCGAAGCTCTATCAGCCGCGGGACATGACCGTCGATGCGTTTGTGAACTACGCCTTTCCGCTGATGGATGCGTTGACGAGTGCGGGCGTGGTTGATGAATTTTGCCCAGCCTGGGAAATGGACTTATTCAACGTGCCGGGGCCGACGACGCTGAACATCTGCAAGGAAATCGGGAAGCGTGGACACGCGACGGGACAGTCCTGTTGGTTGCACTTCTCCACGCACGTCACGAGCTGGTTCGCTGATGGCGATCCGCGCGGGCGCTACGGCTTCTGGTCCGACCTTGGCGGCGATGTGGACGGCTTGGACTATCAGGGCGACAGCGCGTGGGGCGCCCCGGAGTGGCAGGCGCGGATCGTAGACACGCTGCATCAGTTCGGGGAGCAGGGCGACCAGCACAAGATGCGGGCGTTCGAGCGGTTCGGTACGCTGCTGTTCGACAATCCGACGCCCACGGAAGACGACGCGAACTTGGACGGCTACCTCGCCTGTTGCACGTACGATGACGTCAAGCACACCGACGCCAAAGTCTGGGGCACAGCAGAAGGACTGCGGGCGCTGGATGGGAGTCCAATTTGAAGATGATCAAGGTGTCTGGCGCGCCTCCGAAGAAAGGCACCTGCGGCAAACGGCCCGATGTGAATCAAGCCATCTACAATCCGATGGCGCCCCCGTGTCCGTTCAAGCCGCACCATCGCGGCCCGCATGCGTGGGAAACGGATCGGTGGAAAATCTGATGGCAAAATGGCTCGGGGAACCCGTGATGGTGATTCTCGGCGGCGGCACGGCGCTGGTGCAAGCCGTGATCCATCTGCTCATCGTCTTCAATATCCCGATTACGCCGACGCAGGACGCCGCGATTACATCGGTCGCCGGGATCATCCTCGCGGCGTGCGTGCGGGCGCAGGTGACGCCGAATAGCGTCTTGCCGCCGGGCGTGCCCCAACAGATTGCGGATGCGAAGGCCGTCAAGGCCGCAGGAGGCTAGATGCTCAGACCCGTTGCCGTTGCCGCATTCTCGCTTGCACTCGTCGGCTGCGCGCCTCCCCCGCCGACGCTCAGCCCGGCCGGTCAGGCGGCCGTGATAGGGAAGCAGGTGATCCAAGCGCTCGATGTGCTGCGCGATTTCGCCATCAGCGCGAACGCCCAGACACCGCCGCTGCTCACGACTGCGAACACGCGCAAGATTATCGACTACCACGAGTCGGCCGTGAAGGTGATCGAAGCGGCGCCGAGTGGCTGGAAGGCGACCGTCCTCGCGGGCCTCGATCAGTTGAAGGTCGATCTTCCGCCGGCCGAGTGGCTGCGGATTCTGCCGTATGTCGGGCTTGTGCGTTCGCTCATCGCAGGGGTGGCCTAATGCCTGTCAGCGGTAACGATGTGAACCTAGCCAACGTCATTCTGCAAGCGTTGCCCGCGATTATCGCGCTGTTCAAGAGCTTTCACGGCTCGGCCAATCCAGGCGCTCCGGTGCCGACCGATGCGCAAGTGCTCGCCGCGCTGCTCCAGGCGGGCGTCCAGTCGATTGCGATTGACGAGCAGTGGAAAGCGGCGCATCCCGGCTAGTCTGATTTCTTCGGCGTCTCCGGCAGAGCGTTGAGCAGGCGATCCAGTTCATCGGCGCGTACGAAAGGACCAGCTTCATAGCGTCCAAGATGCTCGTAGGTGGAAGCACGGTGCGAGCGTGGAAGTGCCCGGATCTGTGTGAGCGTGGCCTCCAGTGCCGCGATCCGCGTGTCCCGCTGCTTGAGCGCGCCTTCCACTTTCAAGAGCTCAACTCCAGCGTTCCATGAAGTCTTCTCGAAAGCATCTCGCCACTCGTCCCGTTCCTGCTCGGCGGTCTGGAGCTTCGCTTCCAAGGCGGCAATGCGTGCCTGAAGCGCCGTGTCATCGACAATGCTCATAGCTGCTCCTTCGGCGGTTGGGACGGGAGGCGGCTCCGCGCGCAGGGCGTCGTCCGGTAACGGCCCGTATCGCTTCTCCGCTTCTGCCCAAGCTAAATCGCGGTCACTCGCCCACATCGTGCCTTTCGTCGATGCAAACTCCCACCACTTCGCCCCTGCGACAAACGCGCCATGCAGTGAGTCTGCGAATACATTCGGCACGCGGTGATCAACTGATCGTGGCAGCGTCTCGGCAGGCGGCGCGTTCACCGGATCGCGCTCGGCTGATTCTTGCTTCATGGCTTACCGGCCCTCCTCTCGGCTACGCGGACGACGGACGCCACGGTTCCAGGTTCCAAGCCTTCTCGAATGAAGTCGAGATTCACTTCCGCTGTCTTCTTGTTTGGAAACCGCACGATCGAACCGTGACCGCGGATTGGGCCGTGACGCAACCACGCAACCCCGTTCGGATAGTTCACGCGAATAACCCAACGCGCCATTTACCGGCCCTCCTGATCCCCGAGCTGTAGATCGCCAGGCTTCAGGAACTCCCAGCCGAGCCGACGCGTCACCGTCTTC